TCTCCAGAATATTTTTTAACCTCTGGATTTTATATCCCATTGACAAACGATTGGCCTAGATAATAATTTCTATTATTTATTACGGTCGATATACCGCTAAAAATTGTGGATATTGATAAAGAAGCAGATCCTCCGCTGATTGACAGAGACCCTCCACTTGCTATAGAATTAGAAAATTCAATTAAATCATAACTATATGTAGGGACAGACTGTGCGGTTCCTACGGTATTAAAACCCGCCATAGTTCTATCTTGCCAGTATTTTAGAACACCTGTTATTTGATCATAACTAATAACTCTACCTATAGCTGTTAATCCTGTGCCAACAGTTTGAGTAATATATGTATCTGGAGTGAAAGTTGCTGTACTGTATCCAATTCCAGTTAATCTCATTGCATAAGCATTACTTGCTTTTTCTAGACTTAAAATCTGAGAGGATCCATAAAATTCTGGGTTTTTTACAATACCTATTCTTGCAATTTGATTTCCAGTTATGAAATCTGGATTTTCATTGTCATTTTCTATTCTAGAATATAGCAAAACATTATACGCTCCTAATTCTCTATAGATATCAGATCCATGTCCTCCTTTTGGTGGAATTATTACATTGAAAGATGGTTTTCTTGTGGTAACTGGAACATTACCAGCGTTTAAATCCACATTACCATATGTATATCCAGATCCTTGATTGGAAACCGTTATTGACTCTACTTTTTGATCATTATTAATAACTAGAGTGCATTCTGCTCCAGTCCCATCACCTTTAATTGGTACTCTAGTATAAACTCTATTAGCAGTTCCAACACCAACTCCTCGATCAGTAATCGTAACAATTTTTATGGAACCATCAACAGCATTTGATCTTACAGGTGCTTGATCTGGATCTGTTTCCCAGTTTTGTGGAACTGGCATAAAATTTGTAGAATCAAATTTTATAATTTCGCTAGGTGTAATAGTATAAAGATATTTCCAAATATAACCATCACCACTATCTCCAGCAGCTCTTGGTTCTAAATCAGTAAATCTTGGTTCATCTAAGGATGGTCTTCCCGATGGATTTTCTGGAGTGGTTCCATTTTGAAGGCAAATGTAAACTCTGTAATCTCTTGTTAAAACATAATATGGTGCTGCATATAAATTAGAAAATCCAGATACTTTAGCTGTGTTAGATCTACTATAATCATGCCTATACATATCATATGTTGTCCCTGACGCCCAAACTCTTTTTTGGATCACTTGACGAACATCAGAAGCTCCTATTTTCTTTAGAGCAATTATACTATCCCAATAATTATTCTCCTCATCAAAATTATCTTTTGGTGGAGGGGGACTTACGTTCCAATCACTTTGAAGATCTGTTGGATTTGGTAAACCAATCCAAGCATAATATGAATCAGTACTAGTTACAACACCAGCAACAAAATTTTTAGCATTTAGTATTCTAATCTGATCAGTTATAATTGCGGCCATTTTACAGAGCTTTTTACTTATTTATTATGATAATTTAAATGAAGTTGATCCGATTCCAACAGCAGTGAAGATGATTCTATCTCCAGACAAAGTAATTTGAATTGCAGTACCTATTCCAGAATCACTAATAAAACCACCAGTTGCGGTAACTATTCCAGAACTTCCTTCAATTTCCACCTTTGCGCCCACTGTAACGCTGTTCGGGCTGATTATAGTGTATCCTGCTTGAGCCGAAGGAGTTTGGTTGACTGTGGTGTCATTAGTTACATACAAAGATTTTGTTGGATTAAACCATCTTGGTCCCCAACCTACCCCCGTTACATATAATGGTCTATTTGTCCCTGTTGGATTATCAACAAATGGTATTAACCAAGACCCAGTAGTTGGAGAATTTGAGACGTTGGTATTGAGATAGATTTGAGATGCTCCACCACTAACATCTCCGGTCAAAGATCCATTAAAACTAGTTGCTGTAACAACACCACTAAATTTTGCATCACCAACAACATCCAACTTTGATGTTGGACCTGTACTTGCTATACCAACATTCGAAGTTGTATTAATTCCAATCGTTGTTGATCTCCAAATAGATTCTCCCCCACCACCCAAAGAAGTAGCATTAATAGTAACACTACCTGTTGATGCAGATATTGTTACACCTGTGCCAGCAACGATCGAGGTTACTATTCCAGACGTTAAAGATGATCCGTCACCAAGAAGTGTGTAAATTTCAGTGAAATTGTTATTAATTTTTAGGGCACCAGCTAATAAATTATCACCATTTCCATCATTTGGTGCTAAACCAGTGCCTATCCCTTGCTTTGCCATTATTATGGTAACTTTTAAAGGTATTTATGATTAGTTTTTGTAGTTTTTATACTTTAATGGGGAAACTCTTATGACTCTGGAAGAAGTTGTAATTCCAGAAATTCCATTTAAATTATATGATTCAAATTCATTTGCTTCGGCTCTACCACTTAAAACAATTTTACCCCAACTGTACTTGCCAAAATAATTTGAATCTAATATTGTTCCATCATATGATAATCCAGTCATAGATCCAGAAGTATCAAATGTATACAATGTACTATCAAACGTGATGGTTGAGGAATCAAATGTTACCGAAGAAATTGCAACATTAGTAAATCCAATTCCAGATAATCCTATTGTTCCTAATCCAGAAACTCTAGCCTGTATTCTACTTACCGTTGTTGTTCCAATTCCAATGACTTCTTTTTGAATAATGTCAAAATCTTCGACTTGATAGATATTATCTAAGTAGTTTGTTCCTATTGAAACAACAGTATTATCTGATCTTCTAGACACTATAGAAGTGTTTGCCAACCCTATATGTGTATCATTAACAACAAAATAATCGCCAGTACTAATCCCACTAACAGTTATTGTACTATCAACTAAAGAAGCATCTCTAAATTCTGAATTTTTAGTTATGAATAGATCAAATATCACTCTAGTTCCAAAAGAAATAGTAGTAACTCCAAGTCCAACGATAACACCATAATCTCCACTATAAGAAGTTACTGGATTGGTTTCGGTTTTTGCTAATGGACTTTCAATCAAAACTGGTGGCGGAGAAGTACGAGTATATCCAACTCCAGAAGAATTAATAGACACCAATGAAACAGTTCCTCCAATTGAAATTGTAGAGGAAGCAGTTGCTCTTTGAGTTGTTCCAAATCCAATAGGTGTACCTATTGTAACAGATGGAGAAGTTGTATATCCAGAACCACCGTTCGAAATTCTTATCGATGATATTGTTCCAGTAGAAGAAACAATTGCCGTCGCTGCTGCCGAAACTAAATTTTCTTGGGATATTAAGGTTATATACTTTTGGAAAGATAGATTAATATCATTTTCATTATATGCATCAAATAATGTTCTCAATGTATCTACGTAGATGATTGTATTTCCAACTCCAACTGATTGTATCACATAAGAAGTAGGATAAACTAAAGATTCGTATAGATCTCTATCTTTTCCAACTTCTTTACCATCAATAATTTTATCTTCAGTTTGTCTAGTCCAGGTAACAGGTCTTATGATAGATGGATCAGTACCACTTCCTGGACCAAAATATGGATTTGTTCCTACAACGTTTACGGATTTGATATTGTTAATTGTTCTTGCATCTTCTTGATATGTTATTGGTTGTCCTAAAGAAGGATCATATCCAATTGTTAAATTGTCTCCAGGTTTAACGGTTTCAAGAATATCACGATCAACAACATCAACAGATCCACTTCCTCTATAGAATAAAATCTTTGATTTATCTCCTGGTTTTGGTGCTTCTGTAAAAGATATAATAGTTCCGCCACCAAATACATATCCTTCTCCTGGAACTTGTAAAACATCGTTTACAAATATCAATAATGTAGCTTGAACATCAATCGGAGATCCTTTAGAAGCTCTAATTGAAACAAGATTTCCAGCAAGTCTAAGTGGGAAAGATTTAGTTTCTCCATCAAACGATGAATCTAAATTGTCAAGAACTTGCAATTCTCCAATTGACCATCCAGTAAATTTATCTGAGATTGTTTTTTGAACACTGATTTGAAATTCGTTAGACTCATTAAAATCTGAAGTCGTTGGAATTCCTGTCAATCCACCAAAAGGAACAGTCAAAATTTCTCCTTGACCATATCCATATCCAAAATTCTTTATTTCAAAATCTATTACACTAGATCCTTGTCCAACAACAATATCAATAGTTGCTTGAGTACCTACTCCAGAAACAGAAGAATTGCTGTACACCAGTGGTATATTTGAATATGAAAGTGGACTATCAATTACAACATAGGGCGGATTAGTGGATGTATATCCAAAACCAGAGTTTGTTACCGCTATACTTACGATATTGCCATTATTAACAGTAGCAGTTCCAATATATTGAATATTTGTGGTTTCTAAAGATGATGTAGCAACACCAACTCTAACTACCTGATATGGTCTGTATCCAGATCCACTATTACCTATTGATATTGAAGATATAGATCCAGCAATAGATACGATTGCTGTTCCTCCTGCTCCAATTAAAGGTTGATAACCATACCCTTCAATTGATCCGACAGAAATAATTATTCCACCAACAGGAATGCTTGCGTTATTTGGATCATATGAAACAGAACTTGCAGATCCGGTAAATCTTACTGAAGTAATTCCAGAAAATTCTGTTAAATTGTAATCATAGATATCTCCTGGTCCTTGGAAAATTCCATCAATGAGTATAACCGCATTACTAGTTACTATTCCACTAACACTTGAACCTAAAGAAGTTAAAGTGAATTGTTTGTTCTGTCCGTTAAATCTGCCAGAAATATCATCAAAAATGTAATTTTTTGCATATGTTTCCTCAGAAGATCCTTGCAATCCAGATCTCATAAATGATCTTCCTTGGAATCTAGATCCTGTGGTTATACCTGTCCAATCTCTTTCGTTTGGAGGATTTGTGGTAGAAGATAATGGGGTATTTCCATATGGAGCTTCTGCAAAGTTCAAAGTATTTTCAATAATATTATAATTTCCTACTACTTTTGTGATTTTTGCAGATGTCGAATGTCCAGATAGAGTAGTTCCCATCCATGATCTTCTAACCCTTATTGCAAAGGTATCCCCAACACCTATAGATTCAATTCTCATTATTTCATTATCAATTTTAATTAAATCTGTCCCAAAGAATGATGTTATTCCTGTAAAATATGCAACATTATCAGTTGTTTTTAATTCTTTAGATAAACTACTAGTAATCGCAGTTGCCACAACAGGTGATTGAATTACATTGTCTATAGCAACTATTACTTTGGCATTTTGATTTATTGATGCGAAACTATGAGAGGTTCCAATTCCAACGGAAGTAATGTCAATTTCTTTCGGAACATATGAAAGAGCATCTGCAGCAGTTTGTGCCAGTTTTATTTCCGATTGGTTTAATTTGATTACATAAAGATCTTGAGGTAATTTATCTGTAGATCCTACTCCAGCAAAACTAGTGGTTGCTATTCCAATAGCATTTGAAGTTCCAGATCCAGCTACTCTATATTCAATCTTTTCACCGGTTACAAAGAAATGATCAGGCACAAGAATACTATTATTTGAAGTATTAACTATAGAAGCACTACCTCCATTAAACTGTCTCTTAAAGATTGGAAGTGTTTTATGTTTTAGATCAAAACTTCTCTTGATATTATTTTGAGTTCCCGTATAATCACCATATCCACTTTCAATAGAAGAGTTTGAAAGGTTAATTGAGACATCAATTCCACCATCATTTTCATATCTTAAAACATTTGCAAAAACTCTTACTTCTACATCAGTATTTGCGACAGGAGTGAATGTTAATTTGGTTATTTCATTTGTTTTGGCTGTTCCTACAACTCCTAATGATCCAGAAGTCTCAACATTTCCAAACTCAGTATCATATGAAGTTGTATCATCATCGATAACAATAACTTCTGATAACTGATGTTCACCAGTAACAGGATTAGATGCTTGAACTAAGAAATATCCTCCGTCATAAACATCATCATATTGATCAATTACTACTTCTGTAGGAGAGGATGTGGATGCTATTGAAGTTACGTTACTGTGAATTTGCCCATATTTTAAGTTTAATGTTCCAATCCCAGTGTATGCGGTATTTGCTATAGCTACTTGTAGAGTATTGACAGTTGCACCAAATCCTGTTGTAGAAAGTCCCAAGTTTGAAATAAAGTCAACTTTTATTCTAGAACCAGAAATATATGGATAGAAAGTTCCCAATCCTGGACTTGAGTATTCATCAAAACTATGATTTGTCAGTTGCCCATACTCAACAAATTGAACATCAGTTTGATTGTGTACTAAATTAAATTCTGTAAACTCATATTCTCCATTATGACCACTAATTTCGACCAATCCTTTAACAGAACTATAATATAGCGGCAAATCAACGATAGTTGAAGTTACAGAACTGTTACTTGTTCCAACAACGGTTACTATATCACCAAAACTAGTAGATCCCACTCCAGAGAATTTATCTTTGACATTATATGATAGTGTAGAAATATCATAATCATTTACTTCAAATTTAATTGGGTAGAAGTTTAGAATTCCTTCTAATCCAGAAACAGTAAAGTCAAAAGAACCTAAATCAGAAACTGTTTCTACTCTGCCATATTGATTAATATATGCGTTGTTATTATTATCGTACAGTAATGTTAACAACATTAACTGCCTTTCTTGATAGAATCTTTTATCTTTTACATATGTTATGAACTTTTTGACTCTACCATCAGTTAATCTGAACCTCGAAACTTCATCGAATCTTGAAGCTCTTGGATTGCTATTAAATTCAGAACTAATGTCATCAATAACCAAAACCCTATTTCCAATAGATTCTGCATAATCAGAAATAATTCTATTTTGGAAAATTATTTCATCAGAAAACGTTTGTCCGTTTAACCTTAGGAGATTTGAACTGACCAGATCAAAATCATAAACAGTATTCAAATCTCCAGATCCAATTATATCAACTATAACTTCAATCCCAGGAATATCTCTAGGTGCTGGTAAACTTACGACCAATGTTGATTTTGAAGTAATTGGAAGTTCTGATTCGAGTTGGTAGTCGCTAAATTTTGCAAATCCTGCAGTATGATTCATTGTACTGACAGGATCATTCCAAGTATCATAATCAACTCTAGACTTCAATGAATATGAGAAGTTTTGATAGTACTCATTGTCTTGAATCCTTTGTAAATTATCATTTAAAAATCCAGTTTGGTTTTCCCAACCAGAAGAAACTTTTGAAAAATAATCTAATCTGTAATAAGAATCAAATCTCGTTACTTTTCCAACTTCTCCTTTTGTATTTGATGAAAGTCCTTCAATAATTTGATTCTCTTGTACCTTATTGCGACCTCTTACTTTAAGAATAGTAGATGATCTATCCCAACTTTCGACAATTCCTTTTTTGGAACCAAAAACAACTTCCTCACCAACAACAAAATCGTTCTGTCTTAAAGTAATTTTAAATCTGGGGAAATGTTTTTCTGGAATTATTCTCCCAGCAGAATTTTTATTGTTATAAATTCCTGGATATTGTCCATCACTCAAATAAGAACTCATGCTATACGTAATAATTCCTACTCCGCCAATATTTTTAGCTACAGAAAGAACTTCAAATAATCCATATCCATGATCACTAGAATTGAATCCTTTTAGAGTTGTAGCAGATCCAACACTAACATTTTCTACAAAAATCTTATCTCCGATTTCAAATGGGAATGATTCTGCAGTGCTAAATCCAACTGATAAAATAGCTGTAACAGTTTTGTTAGAACTATTGTATGATAATGTAGATATTCCAACACCATTTGAATTGTTGGTTGGAATAATAGTCGGAATTACATTGTATATACCAAAAGTATTTCTTACTATCTCAACATTTGTATTGCCAATTTGATATTTAAGATCTACCTCTGGAACAATTTTTTTAGTTTTTCCATCTAAAACGATTAGTTTTGGAACACTAGTATATCCTTTACCAAAAGAAACTACACTTATAGAATCTAGAGAAGATAAAGGATCTACTTTACATAATTGAGGAATATTATTTGTTGGTCTTAGTGTGTAATCGGTTGGATAGTCGTATCCAATATCTTCTATCTTTACTTTTTTAATATTTCCAATTGTATTGCTGGAAATAGTAAATACTGCATTAGATCCAAGATCAGAAATTGATACTGTTGAAAATCCAGGTAGAGAGGAGTAATTTCTACCTCCATTTTTAATTTTTACTTCTGAAATAGGTCCATATGCGTTTATAGAATCAGTAGAATATGTAATAGTTGATAATCCAACATCATATGATGAAGATTCTGGAATTTCTTCTAAAGTATATGTAAAAGAACTGGATGAAGATACAACAACCTTATGTTTTCCTGCATATTCACTTTTTTTAATTTGAATCTGATTGTAAGAATTGGTTAAATCATCTACTATTATTTCAGTTTTTTCTTTTGGAGAAAATACTTTATTGATGGGATCTAACTTATAATATAAAATATCTGGGATATTATCATTGATTGTCAGTACCAATCTAGCATCGTTACTGACACCAACCGATCCATATTTTTCAATTTCAAATAAAGGAGATTTTCCAGAAGAATCAAATATATTATTAAATCTAACATCAGAATATAGATTTAAATCAAAAGCAGGATATTGAATAGATTGTTGGGTGAATGCAAGAGATGAATCGGAAAGATCAAAAATAACAGTAGAATTTTTACGTGCTTCTAATGGTGGATTTATTTGAGATAGAGTTCCAGAGTATACACTGGAAATTCCAATATATTCTGGTATTCTGGATATAGATTTATCATAAGATCTTGCTAACTTTATTGTATCTTTATCAACAACTACAACATAACATATATCATTATTTGCTGGACCATATAGCGAAGAATTGGAGTTTGAGTTATGAATTACTCTTTCTCCCGTGTAATATCTGTGATCTGGAACAGTAATAGATCCATTTGAGGTGTTTATTCCACTGAAAGATCTTTCATTTGCTGTTGTTCTTCTATGATAATCATTATATTTTAATTTAAATGTAACAGAGGTTCCAACTATAACGTCAACATAAACATTATCTTGATTCATTAGTCCATGCGTTTCTGCAAGACCTACTGTTACTTTATTTCTTTGTATAGTTCCCTTAATAGTGTTTGAAAAATTAGTCTTAAAGCTATGATATGAACCAGTGCCTATACCAGTGAAATAAAGAGTTGTTTGATTTTGCGTTGTAGTTCCGACACCGACAAATGTTCCTGCGGTCCCAAGACCGACTTTTATAGTAGATAATCCGATCAAATCATTAGAAATTTTTGCTACATATAAAATTGACTGATTTGATATACTAACACTTGTCGATATTCCATTGGTCGATACTCCTATGGGACTTCCACCAAAAGTAGAGTAGACAACTTCATCTCCAGTATTTAATTCATGATTTGGCAAGTATAAAGATTTTGTTGGAATAAAAATACTCGTGTTTCCTGAACCAGGATTTGACAATATAATAGTGCTGCCTATTCCAACTCCAAATACTGTTCCTATTGCAACAGAATCTACTGGATTAAAATAAATTTCCCTATTGTAGTTGCAGTTATATGTTGTTTTATATCCAACATTTATTTTAAGACTTCTTTGATTTTTGTATAAAAATGAAGAACTTGTATGGGCAGAAGAAACATTGTTGATTGATCTTCTAACTCTTAATCTAGAATTTTTTTGATCTACATTTAGAACTTTTACCTGTTCACTTCCAATAGTAAGAATGTCATTTTCCCTTAAAATTGGAAATTCTAAATTGCCAGAAACTTTTAAATATGTAACAATACCGGTTACTGAAGAACTATTAATGCCTACATTTAGTACATATCTTTCTGTTGTCACTCCTGCAGTAAATAAACCTTCAAGTAAAGTGGATGTAGTATTAACTCCACTTACCGATATTGTGTCGAAATTTTTAAAATCATGAGGATCTTGACAAAATAGAATAAAATTGCCATTTCCATCGGATGGATAAAATTCAACATCAGATACAATACTAGAAGCTACACTAATTGAATTTACTTTTTTTCCAGATATTTTTGATACTACAACGTTAGCACCAAATCCACCAGAATCTGTTTCTGTAAATATAATGCGATCATTAACTTTATAATTTTGTCCTCCTGTCAGTATTCCAACATTATCAATTGATCCGGGAGATGCATATTTAACTACAGATGTTTGTGTCAGATTATTTGGAATATTAATGTATTGATACGAACTATTATCTGTTTTTATTTTATACGGATATGTATTTCTGATCCAATTTGTATTATTTAAATTTATAAAATCTTGATTAGAATCTTTTCTAAAATTAAAATCGTTTGGTTTTGATTTGTAATAGTTTCCAATTAAATATGGAAAGACTGGTCGTTTATATCCACGATAAATTCCAGAAGAATCAGGACTCAAATCAAAAGTTGCGAAATATGCATAAACTCCTTTTGGAAACTCTGGGGTTACGCAAAATCTGCCATTGTATTCATCTAAGACTAAAGGATCTTCCGAATTATAGTAAGTATAATCCTCCACAAAAAATCCTTCTGGAAAAGGAGGTCTGCTACTAGGATCTTGTTGATTTAATCTGTAACCAGACTTAAGTTGCTTTACAACTCCACCATTTTTCTTACTATATCCATAAGGTCCATATATTGGATTTCCATCATATGCCCATCCTATTATTGGAGAATGATTTTCTGAATCAATTTCAGATCCACCAAATTTTTTAAGATCAGATTCGCCATATAAAATTTTTCCATTTCTATCTGACGAGTAAATATTCTCTCTTAATTTTCTTGGAGCATAAAGATGTGTATATTGAAGACCATAATCATCATTTAATCCATTAACTATAAAACCATCATCATTTGTAATAAATGTTTGATTTCTAGTGAAGATGTTTACAGTCCAGGGCTTAATCAAAGTAACGAAGTTTGCCCCAGATCCAGATGCAATTATATTAATAAAAGTTGTATCTGGAGTATAATCAGTTCCTCCTTCTAAAACATTAACTGCAACTAATTTTCCATCTCGAATAACAGGAGTTAGAACTGCACCATATCCAAATCCCAACACTTGTAGATCAGGTGGCGAATTATATGAAGATCCACTATTATTAACAAGTACCTCTACTATTTTCCCTTGAGACACAATTGGAGTTACTTGAGCTTTAGAACCAGAATATAGTGAAACTACTGGTTCTCTCTTGAAGTTTAGTATTTCTGAAGACCCATATCCAACGCCATTATTTGACAAATGAACAGATTCTATAGAACCTCTAAAAACTGGTTGAATTTTAACTTTAAAGTCTTCTTGCGATAAAGATGAAATACCAACTTTTCCTATGACTTCTACAGAAATTTCTGGATAGTTGAATATATGAGTTCCAAATCCAACAGATTTTAAATCAGCAAATTCATTTGTATCAAATAAATTTCCAGCAGTTCCTACTCCAGCAATTGATAATTTAAATGTATTTTCATCTACAACCTTTGCATAATAATTTGTATTTGTAGATAGACCTGAGATAGCAGTTCCATCAACATAATACTTTATCAATTCTCCAGTTTTATATCCATGATTTTTTATTGTTATTGAATCTGAAGATGTATTGATACCAGAAGAATTTGTTGTTCTTTTTTTATTCTGATATCCAAATCCAGGATTTGTAACAATAATTTTATCAACAACTTTTTTCTTTTGTATTGACTCTAATTCGTGATTTCCTGATCCATAAGATAATAATGCTATAGTGTTAACCCCAGCAAGAGCATCTAGACTCGTGTTATGAAGTTTTACCGTATATGCATCTCTAACATTGACAAAATATGATGCATTTGCAACTAAACCGCCAATAGATGCAGATCCATTTGTTTTATAAAGGACCTTTTCTCCATTTAAAAATCTATGATAAGTTGTAAATCCAATAGTAGAAATAGTTGTTCCTACTCCAACTAGAGCTGCATTTGGATTAGAATTAAAAGATTGTTTATTAATTATTTGTTTAGTAGCTACGATAGCATTTGCACCAAATCCATTTCCACCTGTTATTGATACTATAGGATTATCGACGTAATTATACCCAGAATTTATAACTCTAATTTCTTGCAATGATCCTGTAACAGCAACATAACCAGTAGCTCCAATTCCAATAGAATCTGATATATGCAAAACAGGAGGATTGATTATATCATAATTTGATCCAGGAGAAGAAACACTAATTTCATCTAACGGACCATAATAAATCGAATCTGGAGACTTATAATTTAAGATCTCTACGCCATTAACAAGAATACCTGTTTGTCCAGGGATGGTTTCGTATTTTTTATCCACATTTTGTGGAGGAGTTATTTGTCTTAATAATTTTTGCGATTCTAAAGTTTGTCCTTGTAAATTATAAACTTCAAGTTTATTTTGAGAAAAAGTTACTGGCGCAGGAACGCTTAAAAATTTCCCATTTAAAATATCAGATCTGCTTCTAGCAAATTGGACTCTATTGTCATCAATTCTCTTAATAAAAAGTAAACCCTCTGGAAAATTTTCTCCAAGTCTTCCATTCAATATTTCAACTTCATCATATCCCGTTTCTGCACTATAAAAAACTCTTTTTGGATAAGAATAATAAACAGCATCTCCAGTAAACAATCCATGTGTTTTAATTGGAGATATATTAAAAATGTTTGTTGATCCCACTCCAACTGGAGGAAAAGTTCCACCAAAAATGATGGACTTATCATTTGTTTCAATTGGTTGATTATAATAATTTGGAATAGATGGAGAAGCAATTAATAAACTTTCTTCATCTTTATAGACATTTTGAACGTTGCTATTAAAGTATGATGAAGATTTAAAATAAGAGGCATTAGTTTTTGATAAAAGTTTAGTAAACTTATATTTGATTGAACTACTTACTGGTCCTTGTCCTTTTGCAGAAAATGAAAATTCTGTATCAATTTTTACAATAATTGATTTGTTTAGGTTACCACTGTTTCCTGTTAAGACAATTTCATCGCCTACGACCAAAGAATGAGGATCTTCCGTTTCTATTAATACAGTATTGTCAGTTAAATCTATCGTTGTTATAGATTTAACATCATATGTTGCACACGCATTAATAAAAAATTTATTTGCCAGATCTTCTTTTTCTGTTTCTCTTCCTAAAGAATCTATATCAATAGTATCGCCAGATTTATAATAATAACTTGTAGAATCATAATTTAAACTCTCTAAGACAGGAGTTACTCTAACTTTAACTATAGATCCATCGCCAGTATTTGAATAACCATATGCATATGTATTAATTCCGATTGGTGTTTTATCATAAATCAATTTGTCTATGTTAGAACATCCAATAAATTGATTAAGATTTTTTGAAGTGTAAGATACTACCCCTACAGAACCATCAAAATAAACTACAGATAGTTCTCCTTTTATTGGAAATGAAATTGTCGAATCGACATCAATATAAGATGCTCCTACAGAAACATTTGAGATGCATTTTGTATATGGATGCACAGAAAAAGATCCATATACAGCACCATCTACAATAATATCTCTATCATAATTTGAGTCTAAACTCAACTTATAATAATTTGCCGTTGCTATACCTGTGCTTATTTTTTCTACTTTTGTTATTGGCGCATATGCTTTAGAGATATCTCCATATTGGTCTTGAAAAAGAGTAGAATTAGTTAATTCTTCCGCATTTCCGCTAATCAACTCTACTATCAGATCTTTTGTAATCTTATATGCCGCATCTGATGGTTTGAAAAGAAAATCTCTTGGCTTAACAATCTCAACATCTTCGTTATAAAGAGCTTTAAAAAGAATTTTAAAAGATTGATCAGTTCCTCTGGAACCATAAAAATCTTTTAACCTTGAAATAAAGTTTTCTTCGTTTACTTTAATGGCGGCAGTATCTTTATTCTTTCCTGAGAACAAAGATCTGTCTTCAAATCCTGGAGCGATTTGCTGCTTTAATTTTCTAAAAAACGATTTATATAATAATTGCCCTAAATTTTCTACTCTAGTTTTTTCTGCATGTTCTGCAGCTTCTGAAGACGAAAAAATTAATTCTTCTGGAACAGATGGATTTCTGTATGATGTTATTCCACTAAATCCTCTAATGCAACCATCAAAAGTTATATTGGTTTTTGAAGTGTACGTAATTATTTCATTGTCTATTTTTATTAGACCATATGAATCTGGAAATCCATAGGTACTATCAACATAAATGGTGGTATCGAAAACACCAATGGAAGTTGTAACGCCAGATATGGAAAGATTTTGAATAGTGGTACTTTCTTCAAAATCTCTTGTTACTGATCCCAACTTAATGCGTTTATCAATATTTTGAAGTATATCTAATGGTCCGCCAAAATTTTCTTGTGAAATATAATATTGTTTAAAAAACTCTTTAGCAAGTGGGTATTCTTCCTCAATGTATAGAGGAAACTGACTTTCAATGATTGTATTAAACTTAATTCTTTCTTCTTTATTTGTGCTAATCATTTTACTTTCTTACTAAATTGCCATTTTTATAACTTGATGAAACAATATACTGAGAACCAGAAGGATCTAATCCAGAAGATATTGAGTCGGTAATCATTTCAAATGTACTGTTTGATATATCTAGTTGCAAATAAAGATCCTGATATCCAACAACGTCATTAGATTGTGGGACTGCAGAAATTTCAATAGTTGGTTGTCCATTTTTTATTTTTGCATTAATAATGTTTATCGGATTTAAAGTAATAACCCCTTTAACATAATCTATTCTTCCAACATTTCTCCTGATAATTGTTGGACTTGTTGAGTTCGCTGATGGAACAGAGAATAAGAAAATTGAACCATCTTTTCTGTTAGTATCTGGAATATCGGATAGATAAACATCTCCAGATATTCCAGATACTTGAAACGCTGAAGATTTTACATTATATCCCGACAGATTTCCAATATAAAATTGATTCCCAAAACCGATCTTATATTCTGCAAAAGCATTCAGAGTTACTCTCAAATCCCTCCTCATTTGTATTTTTGTAATATTAGATGTTATGGCGTCATCAGTATCATCTATTATTTTTAAAAATTTACTATATTTAAATCTAGCGCCATACTTATTAAGATCTGACGAATTAGCATATCTGAGAGTATTGTCTTGAATAAGACTAGAAAGATATGAAGGAGATGAAGTTAAATTTGTATTGTAATATACTTGAGATTCTACTTCTAAGAAAAGATACTTTAGATCTAAAATTTCAGGTACAATGCCAGCAACAGCATATTTTTTTAGATCTCTACGTATGTTTTCTTTGATTAAGTTTGGAAGAAAATCACCAGTTTTTGGTTTTATGCTAATAAAAACTTTTCCATACTGTGGAGGAACAAGATCTTCTCCACCAAAAACAGAAATAGATTCTGTTTCTGGATAAATTTTTGCTGGGATTAAAGTTTCATAGTCAGTAATAGTTAATGCTCTGTTTTGAGAAGAATAAATTCTTGGAGCATATTTTTTAATAGATTCCACAGACTCTATTGCTTCTCCACCTCTAGATGGAATCTGAGTTGTTACTAGAGATATTCCCTGAGAAACAATATTTTCAACACCATCTCTTACAAAGACTAATCTACCACTAAAAGAAAAAGATTGAATTCCATTTGCTGGATCACCATCACAAACAATATACGAAGCTTCGATTACGTTATTTTCTTGCAATTGCTTTCCAAAAATACCATCACCAAAAATTAATTCGTACCTTTCATCTTCTATTTCTTGTAGAAAATATACTCTTGACTGATCGTTAATTTCAAAAAGACTATCTTGCTTTTTATATGTTCTTCTAATATCAGCATTAAAAGAGTCTCTTACCACAACTGATAGAAGATCTGTATCTATTCCAACGTTACTCAGCAGAAATCTTTGAATTGGATTTATGGACTGTCTGACAAAGGTTTCTGTTATTAAATTTCCTTGATAAACTTTGATATTATTAAATGAGGCAACGCCATTAACAACAGGAACAGTTATATCATTTAAAATAGAGAAGGTAAATGAATTTCCGCCAAACTGAGAAGAAGAAGATACAACTACTCCTTTCTGTAGAGTTAATGTTGATGGAGTTACTCCACTTTGATTTAGATCAACAAAAAAACTTATAACTGCAGTTGCTGCTTTTCTTGATCTTGGAACATATCCTATGTTTCTAGCTAAAGAAACTATGTTTTCTCTGAGTGTAGCACTATCAATAAAAACCTCATTTGCGATCATATTTGCATTATATGACGCAATGTAGGTGTTATATGCTAGAACATCTAGTATAGTGGAAAAGTTAGATCCCTCAAAATTATAATCAGTAAAATTTGAATTCGCTCTTAGATAATCACTAAGAGTTCTTTTAATTTGATCAAAATCTAAACTTGTGAAATTTTGTAGTGCCATTTATCTTGCTGAGAGTAAAGCAAACTCTAATTGTTGTGGAGCAACTGCTAAACCTATGATTTCGTAATTTATGACCACATCAAAGGTGTTATCTTCATAATCGGGAGTAACCACTACAGATTGTAAATTAACCCTTGGTTCAAAGTTACGAATAGAAAGTTCAATTTCATTTTTAATAGCCGCCGCAGAAAAATCATCAATATTTTCGAATAGAGATGCAGTTATATTTGACCCAAAAACGGGATTAAAAAATTTTTCCCCAGGGAGGGTGAAGACAATGTTTCTAATCGATCTATTGATAGCGTTAATATTATTAATTGCTATCAAATCACTGTTCAGGGGATTTGCCTGAAAAGTCATACTTATATCTTTAAAACCTTGACTAACCCTCTCTAAAGGCATTTATTTTTAAAAGATAATAAATCTAACTTATTTATTAACGATTTTTGGATTCATAAATGGGTTCAGTTCCGTATTCCCAATCATCATAATCAGCATCATTGCGAATTTTTGCGTGAATTTCGCTCTGATGATAAAAATCGTGTTTTTTGGGGGTTAAGGCATCGTTTGCAATCTCACGAAGCATCTTTTGCTTCTCTATTTTCTCTTCCCAACCGTATTCTGATGCTAGAAATTCGGTTCCCCACGTATTTTTCATGTAATTTTGGTCTTTATCGACTTGTTTGGTCATTTTTTTGCTCCTGATTTGGTAAATCAGAACTTTTTACGGGGTTGCTATCCCGTTTTTCAATTATATCATAGTCATCTTCAAGTATTTCTTTCAAATATTCTTCATCCCACAAGTCATAATAGGTGGTTTTTGCTAAATGTTCACGAAATTTGCGTAATTTTTGTGTAGGTTGACCCAAAATCAGGTTGTATTTGCCATTGTTTGTCTTAATACCGTTAATAAACGTGTCATATGACCCACAATCTTCAAAAAATTTCCAACCTGGATGGTTTGAGTTGTGATAATTGACCCAAAATTCAACTGCTTCAAGGTCAAAATAGTCTTCTATGATGTAAATGACTACATCATAGTCATTTAGAGGATAAATTTCTTCTGCTGGACACTCAATAATTTTAAATTTTGAATTAGATGCAAATGGACAAACAGCAAATCCATTCAATTCTGGTCTAACCTTAGATACATCCTTAATCCAATTTAAAATATGTAGTTCTTTTTCGGTAAACATAAAAAAAGAGTGCCTAATTCTATTTAAGCACTCTAAAAATTATTTTCCTTGTCCTCTATACTTCTTTTTACGTCCATTGCGAGAGGTCGCGCTGAGAAGTGTTCTTGGAGACCTTCCTTGACGAGTTTTCTTTGGTGCTCCAGGTTCAAATAAAATTTTACTACTTCCGCCTTTAGCCATTTACAATTTCCTCCAATTCTAAAAATTCTGGATCAACATCTTCTCCCGAGAAAAACGCCTCTGAGAGGTCTTGAAGGACCTCAGTACATTCTTCTGCACTAAGGTCCATATAAATTTTACGTCCTTTATAAAGTACGTTGTATTGTGTCATCAGATAATACGAGTTTTTTCATGTCCAACACGAACCCGAGGATCGCACCAGATCTTAAATCCCGCTTCAATTGCATCAAGACAGAATGAAACGTCTTCACCACACATATCCTGAACTGCACCAGATTCAAAGACTTGCATCTTAGGAGCGAACCAAGGATATTCGAGATTTTCGAAGACACCTCTCTTAATAAGCACCCAACCAAAACCAGTGTAGTCACAAGTGAATGGTTTACGACGCTTTGCCATCGAATCAAGAGTTTCATGATTCATGACACCACCGTTCTTGCGGAACTCTTCTTCATCCAACCAGTGTGCAACCGAGGTTGTGTGACCATCTTCGGTACAGTACCAACCGCAAACAATCTCTTTCTCCTCTGTATTGCCCTCTTCGTCGGGAGCAGGGAATGCGAGATCACATAGTTGCCAGAATTTACCAGTGTCAAAGACGATATCACTGTCAATCCAGAGTTGGTAATCATAATTCATTTTACCATCCCAGGGAATCTGCTTAGGACCACGGAGAACATTTGCACCGAGTACTTTGCAACGTGCAAAGTTAACCATGGAAGAGTAATCCTGAGAAATTTGAATAGCACAACCGTTCTGCACAAGATCAAAACAAAGTTGTAGGAAGTTCTTCATAAAGATATAGGAACAACCACGTCCAGGAAGACACATAACAATTGTCTTGCCACGCATACGTTCCATAATTGCAGGGTAATCCCATTCCTGCTGTGAAGCCTTTTTAGGTGGAACAGTTTTAACAGTAAATCCTTTTGCCATAAAGTTTAATCAACCTTCAATGTCAATTTTAACAGTCTATATATACGTTTGTCAATGGGAAGAATTTATGGTTGCTTCCCTATTGACATATAATTCTATGTAACTTAGATCCCCTTCATTATAGTCAGTTTTCATTAATCCAACCATACGATTTAAGGTTGTCCAAGTTGTTTCGAACTCCTCTTCTTTTACTGAGTGAAACAAACACTTGCCCTTTGCATATATGTGATATATTTTTTCCATTTTTTATGGGGAAATTTTTTTTCAGCAACCTTTACTTAGTTACTGAATTATATATCACAGTTATGCAAATACCCAGTGCAATAAAAAAGGTGCGAGGATATCGGATAACCCAACCTGCTAGAACAACCCTCCAAAAGTTCCAATAGGGGGACCTTCTGCGGGGGTTTTTGAGACTAATCATACTTCCGGAAAATTTTTAAGAGATTGATATATCGTTCGCGTTTTGTCACCTCTGTAGGTTAGGGTAGTTTGCTTTTTTTATATACGCAACGCCGCCCCGCGCTATAACAAACCATCGGCAAAACACTGCCAAACCACTATACTGCCAATCCTAACATAAACGCCCCTCAGTGTCAACCAAGGGGCGCACAGTTAGTATCAGAATTCGATCTCACTCAGCGTAGGACCGTTATCACTCTGCTCTGACATGTTATCGGCAGCAATGACATCGAGAATCGAAAGAATCTCAGCGCCAGTGTTACCTTGTGCCAGCAGAGAGATGAGAACTTGCTTGGACATAATAAAGAAGAAAAGTGTTAGAAACTGTGTGTGTTGTGAGTGTCTTTATAGAGGCGCATCTCATTCCTCTTGAGTATAACCTAGATCAGAGATCTTCGATCATGTCGTTGAGTTCGTGCCAGTTCAACTTATCACTGGTAAATGATACCCCATCGGGCGTCTTAGAGATAAGTCCTTCGACTGCATCTACGAAGTCTTGATAATCATCACAACGACGGGCGATGTCATAAAGACCCTCATCATTGCCGATCCACAGTGCAACATTCCAGGTCTCATAATTCGTCCAACCGTTATACTCAGTGTCGGTCAGATTTGTCTGGAAAGTGACGCTCATTGTGTGTGGGTGATGCCTACACTATAGGAACACTTTGGAGGCCTCAGTATTAGTAACCTTCACCATCGGTCAGGTGTACTTAGGTCCTCAACATATGCATCACAATGTTCTGCTGGTTCCAACTTAAAAAGTTTCTCCCAGTCAATTTGATGCGGGTCGAAATCACCTAGAACGTCCAATTCCAGAGTGATTCTATAACGATGCTTCTGTGCCTGCTGATACACTAAAGACATTAGAATTGCTCCGATGGTGTAACTGTAGACAGTATAAAATGCCCCACGATAAATGTCAACGGGGCTGGGAGTATTTATTAGGAGTGCTGATATTTTGAGTGCCGATGTGTGGGGATTTTGTGACGTTGGGGGTCTTGACATTTGTGCGCGTTCGTGTTATGATGCACGCTTAGATCACAAGGTCTCAGCACATTAAAAGAGGTCTAAATCACAAGGTCTCAGCACATTAAAAGAGGTCTAAATCACAAGACCTGAGCACATTTAAATGACCATAAATGCACCACTAATTCTCAACAATAACCACTAATGATTCTCAATAAAATAACACTTATTGAGAACAAGATAAAACACTCAACTACATTTTTTAATACATTTATTCATTAAAAAACATAAAAAAAGACCCTAAAAAGGGTCTTTTTCAGTATAATCAATCAAGTGCAAGTCTGTAACGTGCGTATTCTTTTGCGTCCTTTCTTGTCTTGAATCGTGCTTGCTTACCTTCAAATCTTAGGGGTTCAAACTTATAACGAAGTCGATTGTTATGTATAATCTTTCGACTGTAAAAGTAGAGAGAGAACATACCTTCTTGACACTCATCTTTGCTCTTTTCCTTGTTAATAATGAACGGAAGATTAACGCTTGTAAGAGTAATCATTGATTGACTAATTCAGCAGGAGATCCACAAGAACGGTAGAAATCTATCATCCTATTTGCTTCATCTAATGTAGGAAATGTTTGAGTTCTCCACTGTTGTTGATAGGGAGTAAAATAGCGGATTGTGAACATCAAATCAAACCTCAGAAAGTAACAATTTGTGGCAACGATCTGCCTCTGCTAATTCATCATCATCGAGACGATCCCATTCTACCCAATCATAGGCATTTCCTGCTGTTTCGTATGAACCATCAGGCAACAGTGGAGCATACATCAAAACCCGTTGATTGTTGGCATCCAGAGTATAGGTACACTGGTTTTTTGAAGAGATCAGAAAGACCATGATTTGAGTTTGGTGGTTATACTATAGGGACACTTTCGAGGCCTCAGTATTTGCTACTTTGTGAAGGTGGCGAGTCATGTGTATCATTGGGAAGATCAGGATTCACAAAAGAGAACAAAAGCACAAACAATAGAATAGGAATTGAAAGAACGAAAGAGATAAGATCCATGATAGATTCAGGAGTTTTGCATCACATCAGTTTCCATTTCATAGAGAGTTTCTTCATTCCACTTACCCTCTACAAAGTTACCATCAAGAGTGTAAAGTTCAGAAACCCAGTAATCATAAACCTGTTCATTTAGAATGGAAAGATTAGCAAATGCTTGAGAGATTGCACCGTTGATTTCTACTTGAGTCATGATTGAAAAGTGTAAAAAATGAAGGAAAAGTTCAGTTCAGGCGCATACCTGAGAAGAAAGGAATTGTAGCGCCATTATAGTTAAGAAACCACTGACCTTTCTTCTGAAAGACATACTCACCAGGCAAACCGTGCTCTTTCAGTATAGCATTAAGACGCGATTTTGTCGTGTTTGATTGATGCCCACCATCGAACAATTCGATCCAGGTTTCACCAATCCGTGCAATCAAGTTACCATACAAAAATACATCAGTAACGTTGGTGCAAGAGATAACTTCGGTGTTGTCTTTCTTCCAATCAACTTGCTTGTTGATTGCTTGATTCATTTGTGATTCGATGACTCGCATTGTGGGAAGCGTTGTGGTTACACTATAGAGACACTTTCGAGGCCTCAGTATTTGTTAGCAACTTGCACAATCTCTCCAATCACGTCACAAAACTCAGAAAGAAAGTAATCAACAGTTACGTTCAGTTGTTGTGCATCAATGGAGAATTGATTGTATTGTTCTTCAGTCATAATGTAGAATTGAGTTTCAATCATGATCAAATCAGAGTCCATTGATAAAATCAGCGAGTGCTTCTTTGTACTCACTTTCTGTTTCAAATGTGCGACCGTGAATGTTACGCGGATAGGTCACATTCTGTCTGCCGACATCAGCAACCATACGGCAGTCAGATTCATCATAACCCATCTCAATCAGGTTTTGAACGTAAGGATTGTAATGTGTCATTTGTTATCAGTTAGCGAAAAGATCGTGGAGTTTGTCATACAGTGCAGCAACATCTACACCAAGTTGTTCACTGCACTCGTCCCAATCATCATGAAACTCGATGAGATCAAGAAGAGCACGAATGTCATCGTGATTGAGAGTTTGTGGCATTTGAGTGGTGTTCATACTATAGGGACACTTTGCCGGCCTCAGAGTTTAATAATTAGCGGCGCGAGCGCAACTCGGAAACCCTCGGAAACATTCACAGTTCTTTTACACTTTCGAGAAGATCATTCAATACTTCTGTATCGTACAATTCTTCGATCTCAGAAAGAAGTTCTGCCTCTGTGTATTTGTTATACTCTGCAACTAGAGATTCGACGGCAAATGTAACAAGATCATCCATGTCCATGCCATCAACAATCATCATGGCATAAGTTTCAGTCAGAGAGCAAAGTTGTTCGTTGGAAAGTGTCATTTTAGTTTGTTTCAGTGAGTGTTAAGAATGTGAACAAAATCAAGAGAGAAGACACACCAACCAGTGTAATCTGTCACCTCTTCAACTAAACAATGTGCAATGTCTTCATCATCGTCGTCATCATCAACTTCCACCTCGAAGACATTACCAACGACAGAATTGATGACCTCTTGTTGTTCTTCTACGGTGAAGTCTTCATCATCAAAATCAAACGAAACTTCAGTGACTTGGAGTGTTAAAGTTTTCATCAATCAGCGACGACAGAGTAACAAGCAACAGAGGAAGGGATGCCAGAGAGTGCTAACGAACTGTTGCGATCATCAGCATACTCTTCGGCAGCATCTTCAGAGTAGAAAGGTCCAATGTACTCAGGAGAATCGAGAGCATCGGAGACGAAACGGACGGAGAAGGTTGTGTTCATACTATAGGGACACTTTCGAGGCCTCAGTAATTATCACTTGAAAGATACGTTGACAGCAACAACTTTTGCCTTAGGATTGCGAGCAAGTGCAGTCTCTCGTGCATCTTTTGGGTTGGTTGCTTGTACTTCTTCCTTGAAGACACGACCACCAACGTATAAATCAACGATGTATTTCATAGGATTAGTTTGGGAATGAAAGTTTGTATTTGGAGATTAACAAATCTCTCACACATTCACGATCAACACTATCACCACAGAACTCATCTCCTTTCAGTTCAAGTATTTTGATGTGTGTGAGAGTTGCTTGTTCAATCAGGTCTAATGTTGCACTCATAGGATACAATCCACCAGCACCATAGAAAGAGAGAACATAATCGTAGAACTCTTGCAAGTTAGTCATCATCAAACAGAGAGAGTAACGTCGATTTCTTTAATGTTTAGACCACAGAGTTGTTGATAAACACGATTGCAGATAATGTCGGTTGCTTTTTTTGCTTTGGACTTTTCATACCAGATTGTACGCAACCCATCAAATGTTTCGACGGTAATTTTGTAGTTTTTCATCATCAATACAGGAGAGAGAATGAACCACAGAAGCGACGAACCCATTGCAGAGTATCATAATGGGAACGCGGTTTGCTCATCACCATACTTTTATTGGTCTCAGGATTGAGAGCAATAGCAACATACTGGTGACCACATTCTTGCCATTCAGG